GGCAACAGTTTCAGATTTATTTGATTTATAGTCCTCTGTTACAGTTTTCGTAACAGTAATATCTTGAGTATCATCATATGTTTCTTTGACAGCTTTCTTGACATATTCAGTCTTTGTACCATTACAGACTATATTCCAGTCACCATCTATTTGTTGTTCCACATTACCCTTGACATACCAACTAGCATTTGCATCAATGGTAATATTACAGTTCCCCACTATATGCACATTGTCATTTTTAGCCTTGATAGTGTAATTATCACCAACGATTTTATGGACAGTCGTACCATCTGGATGTATTTCTTCAAATGTACCAGACCTATGATACTTATGTATTCTCTCATAGTCTGTTGTATCATCCCACTCCTCTATATGTCCAGACTCAGATTGTCGTACATGATTCTTTGGATATGTAGCACTATATGGAACTTCTGGTTCATCCCATTGAGTTTGTACATTAGCCATTGGTATATCTTTACCATTAGCAGTTCGTGCATCTTTCTTTACTTGTAATACTGGATGTTGTTTTGCATTGTTATTTACTGCAAGACGATTTGTATCTGGTTCGTTAAGAGCTGCATGCCATGGAGCTATTTCTTTAACTTCTTGTGTTGGATAGACACCATTAGGATCATTGAAACCAAGTTTAGTATCTGGTTTATCTTCTGGTATTCCACCAAATGTTCCAGTAATGACAGGTTCTTGTGCATTTTTACCATCACGAAAAAAACCAAAGACCCAAGTCCCTTCAACAGGTCCTGTTGGTGATGTACCAATTCCATTTATACTTGCACTAGTGATTGGTTGTGATGGTGTTGCCCATGGCAAAGTATTCGTTGGTATCTCTTGCTTACTATCTGTATGATAACCAAGAATACGCACACGAACTCTGCCCAACTTCAATGGGTCCCCTCTATCTTCTACTACGCCTTGCCACCAGACAAAATCTCCGTACATTATTTAGAAGCTCCCTGTTTTCTTGGCATACGATACGATGGCATTTGTTCCAATCCATCTTTACTCAATTCCAACACCATCTTATAACCAAAATTACCACTCTCACCCTGTGTAAAAGTATGTTTGATTGCTGTAATCAAATAAGTTCCTGTTAAATACTTATCATATGCATTTTCTCGTTTACCATCACTCGTACCTTCTGTTGATGGCACCATTAATTTTACCGTCATTCCAAGTCGTATGAATGTTGCTCCAGCACAATAAACATCCATTCGTACACTATCATAAACTTGTAAATGTGAAGATCGTCGGAGTTTCCATTCTTCAACTTTGTTATCGTATTCATGTGTGGCAGTCTTTGCATACATCTTATCATGTTTTGGATAAAACTCAACATGACTATCTGTATAATCACTTAATTGTCTACCATCTGTCACAGCTAAGTTTGGATCAAATGGAGGAGCTAATGAAACTCTGTAAGTATTACCAGCTTGTAACTCAGTTGGTGAATCTGCTATAAGTGGATATGTACCTGTATGATTATTCCACATCCAATCAGCATGACCATTAAAATCATGTTGATGTATTTTCTTCTTAACTATATCGTGTGTAAGTAACTTGGAAGAATATTGACCTTGTTTAATATTTTGAACTTTATCAAACAGATTCATATGAATTATATGGTCTGCATTTATATGTCCCTTAGACAATCCTTCAATCTTATCGGGATCTTCAACCATTGCTGGCATAGAAATTGTTATTAGAGGTTCTGATTCTGCCATATCATTCAAACTTCTAAAATGAGAACCACCCATAGTTTCATAGTAGAGAAAACTAGTTGATGTATGATCTTCTGGTTGTGACCGTTTAGCCAACCAATTGATAGCTTGATGAGGATGCCAATTTGGAATGATTACTTGCTCACTATTCTTTGTATTTTCCACAAATAAGTCTTTATCATCATCAAGATAGTTAGACCATATATCACCAACAATTTCATCAGCAGTCATATCTGAATATGACTTACTAATTTTTGTATGTATATTACTCATATACTGTTCTGATACCAAGTCTAAAGAAAATCTCTGTGATTTTGGTGTCTTTATGAATCTATCAGATAAATTATACACATGAAATAAAGGTGGGTTTATAATAGATGTTTCATTATCACTAACACCAGTTAACCGTATAGAAATATCAACAGTTTCTTCTCCTTGTATTGGTAATTTAGATGGAAGATTAAAACCTTCTTGTAGTGTAAGATGAGCAGTCATTGTATTTTCAAACAAATCTTCATAGATGTTCAGTTCCTCAAAATGTGGAACTAAACTCCATTTTCCAGCTGAACACTCAATGTTCATTTTTTCAATCTTAATATCACCGACTGTTAATTGATTAGGCATAATTTTTTAACTAGCTTTCATTAGTCTTTTAAATTCATCTACCACTAAATCTACAAACTGGGACTGAATAACTCTAATAGGTCGTTTAGCATCATTCAATGTCTGTTCGTGTCCAAAGTTGGTTACAATAGTAGCACCAGCTGCATCTGAATCTACTTCCAACCCACCAGATGAATAATGATTTGTTGCATTAAGATTACCACTACCATATTTCTTTGCAACAAATTTAGTCAAGTCATATTGTGTCATAGGCCAATCATACCACGGCTGTTGCATACTTGCACCATTAGCATATAATACAACCCAATGTAATTCAGAATCACCATAAAATTGATGTGCAACTGTATCTGGTCTATCACCATCTTTTATAATATATTTCACAAAACCATTAGCTGCTCGCACTAATTCATTTGCTTGGTCGTCAGATTGTTTCCAACTATTAGATTTAACAAGAACACGAGCCATGATATTTGTAACAATATCATTTTGAGCATTTGTAGATGTTCTGCGTAAATCATAAGACAGTTTTGGAAAATAAGCAAAGTATGCCATATTAATAACCCCCCTTTCCCGGAGTGTTATCCCACTCCCATTCTATATCTTCTGCCATTACCAATTCCTTTTCTTTAAAACCAAGTGACATTGTAATAGCTATTGGAACTCCATTCTCATATGATGTCCAAACACTTTGTGGTGTATAGTTTGTTGTTACCTTATCACAAACACAAGTTTTGATTTTTGGTAAATACTTATTTATTTTATAATCTCTAAAACCCTGACCCATTGTTAAAAACTTAATCTGAAATTCTTGTGGATTATTCATAAAAGATTTTCCCATTGTACTTCCAACATATGATGGTCTTGTATGTGTACGAAACATTCTAATAATCTTTTCAACTTCTTCAATCTCTTTTCCATTTCGTGGTCGGAACAAAAAATCAAAACTAAACTCTCTGAATGTAATTCCTGAAAACATCATTTCTTCATATGGATTTTGTGCAACACTAAGTGCTGCTTCTAATCCATCTTGTATTCCACCACCTCCAGCAAAAGCACCAGCTAATGCACCAACACCAGTTCCAGCAGGTAGTCCAAGTTTATCTGCTAAAAAACCAATAGTACCACCGATACCAGCACCACCAATTGCACCAGCACCACCAACTACAGCTCCTTTACCAGCACTTGCGGCACTGCCTAAAGAACCACCACCAGTTATCGTATTTTTTACAACATTACCAATTGCTCCTAAAGATTTACCAGCCCAACTTGCACTATTATCAAATTGAATTGTTTGAGGCATATTCAAATATACAGTACCAAGTATGTGTTTACTTTCTTTTTTTGCTTCTAATGCTTTTTGATTGAAGGCTCCTGTTTTTTTACCCGACTCCTTCATACCAGACATAACTCTTTGAAGATTATTCAAATCAGGTTCTTGGCCGTTATGGTCATCTTTCCAATTCTTCAAGTGTTCTCCTAATTCCAGTTTTTTTTCTTCTGGTGTTATATCAGGATCATTATTAATTTCTTTGCGGAGTAATTTATAATCATCAATCTCGTTTGCATAATTATCATAACCTGAACCAAATCTGGATGCCATTGATTCTCCAATTATATCAACTGCTTCTTTTAAACCAATACCTAGACGTTTTTGAAATGTAAAACTAATACACTCTGGATAAAAATTCTCTGGTGATTGGTCTAATGGATACACCAAATGATTTTTTCCAACACTCTCAATAAAAGGTGCAGGCTCATACGCATGTTCTTCTGTCATAGTACTTGTCCCTTAAATGGTTTTTGCTATTTTAGTTGTTTCAAACCAAATCTTTTTAGATGCTGTTCTACCACCTCGTTCAGTTTTAAATCTTTCTGTCGGTACCATGATAGCTAACTCCCAATCCAATGGATGAACTTGAATAATCTTAGACCTAATCTGTTCTGGTCTATATTGTCTATATGATGCCTTTGCCCATCTAAAGGCTTTATTTCTCTGTATTATATTTCTAAACTTTCCAGCCATCAATTTTGTTCTATTATTATATTTAGTATTATTCAAAAACTGAAATGTTCTACCAAGTATAACCGCTCTCTGTTTTGGTGTCATATAATGAAAATTGATACCAGAAAAATTGTTCTGATCTTCATACAACATAAAGATTAGTGGAAATTCATCATATGAACTGTCTGGTTCATCTGGTGAATAACGAAAAAAGTACATACGACCCAATAACATATTACTAATCTTTGCACCACCACTTCTCAACATATTCAATGAACGATAGTTCTGTCCATATGTTAAAGCATGATCTTGATAGAACTCACGAGCAGCTTCACTTCTTTGAATAAGACCTTGTTGTTTTGCCTGTTTATGTGCTTTCTGAAAAAACGATTCTTCTTGTAAAAAATCTATGTGTTGTTGTAAAACTTTACTCACACGAATTTCAGCTTTTGCACCACCTTTTGCTCCAACAACTGTTCGTGCTGTTGATATAGGATCATGTTTAACAGATAACTTTATTATTCTACCACTTTTCACAACAAGTTGTGGAAAACCAAGTGGTGCAAGTAAACGTGTATACATCGTAGCTTCTGCTGCACTAAACTTTTTAACAACTGCCAAGAACTCAGATGATTTTCCTAATGCACTTAATGATTTAAATTTACGACCCAATAAGAGTGAGCCAACCACTTTAAACATACTTCTCAAACCTGGAAACTTTGCAATCATAGCCAAAGCTTTTAATATACGTTTATCCTTTAATAGATTTTCTGCTGAGTTTGGCATTCTTATTATATTTATAAGGGTTCTTTGGAATATCCAGTTCTTTTTCAGTTAAAATAATGAACTCCATACCACGTTTTTCTGCCCATTTACGAGCAGCCTTGAATTTACTCTGATTCACTATAAATCGTTTCAGATCATTCTTATACTTGATAGAGATTCTCTTTCGTTTCTTTGGTGGCTTGCATTGACTAGCAGGCTTCACTTCAATTATATACTTCTTAATCACTCCCTCTGGATTCTGTATTTTCACATAAAAATCAACAAAATATCGTCTGGTTTTCTTCTCAATCTGGTTATAGTATGGTATAATGACATTCTCTGAAGCCCACTCAATTACAGATGGGTGTCTATCAAGATACTTCATGTACTTGAGCTCCCATGATGATCTGTACACAACTTCCTGCAAATCTGCTACATATTTTGCCTTATTGTGTACTTTATATTTGCCAACGTGCTTCTGAAAATTCATATTAGATGTATAAATATATAGAGTCACAAGTATTTATAACGGAGAATAAAATGGCAGTAACCATAGATAGCATCAAAGCAAATATAAACAAAGGATACGCAAGACCTAACTTATTTACTGTAGATATTGAAAATGTTAAAGCCAGTAAAGCTGAAAAATATCGTATTAATTGTTTTCAAGCACAACTCCCAGGCAACACTATTGCTACAACAGAGAAAGATGATGGTTTTCGTTCTGTTGCATATAAAAAGATATTCGCTGATATTATTCTTGGTTTTTACTGTAGTGCAGATTTAGCTGAATTAAAATATTTTCAATCTTGGATAGACAATATAGTTGATAAGAAAACAAACCAATTTAATTTGCCTGAGAATTATTCTACTCATATGATTATTGGACATCGTAATCGTCAATGGGCAAAAGTTGCTGAATGGAAACTGCATGATGTTTATCCAAAACAAGTTGATGCGATTCAATTAGACTATGGAACAAATGATACAATTATGACTTGTAATGTCACTATGACATACAGACATTATGACGTTACATATTTTAATGGTGGGGTGCCAGATATTATTGATAATCTAACGGACATTCAAGGAAACCTGACAATAGATAATACTAATTTTAATCAAAAAGCAGGAGGAGATACTAGTGTATATGTACATCCTGCACTAGCCGCAAAACTCGCGATAGAAGAAGCTGACCGAAAAATAAAGCAAAATACCACAGGCGGCGCATTGAATATGACAAATGAGGTAGCACAAGAAGAATATTAAACACTATTAACATCATTTTATATAGGAGTGAATGAAATGGGATTACCAACAATTGCAGTACCAGAATATACATTAACAATACCATCAACAAAGAAAGAAATTAAGTACAGACCCTTTCTGGTAAAAGAAGAAAAAATACTTTTACTAGCTATGGAAACTGAAGATCAAAAACAAATCATCAATGCAACAAAAACCATTATTAAGAATTGTGTCTTTGGTGATATAGATGTTGATACATTAGCTACATTTGATATAGAATATATATTTCTTCAACTAAGAGGCAAAGCTAAAGGAGAGGACATTGAATTAAAATACAAATGTCCAAAATGTGAGAATGACATACCAGTTAATGTTAATACTGATGAAGTACAAGTAACATTTAAAGATGAACATACTGATAATATCAAATTAACAGACCAGTTGGGAGTGATGATGAAATATCCTAATATTGACAGTCAGTTGAAAATATCAGAGCAAAAAGATAAACCAGAAATTGAAGCATTGTTTGATACTATAGTAGATAGTATTGATTGTATTTATGATAACGATACAACCTATGCTTCTAAAGACCATACAGAAAAAGAAATGACAGATTTCCTTGAGTCTTTAACTGATGAACAGTTTCAAAAGATATCAAAATTCTTTGAAACAATGCCAGCAATTCGTCATCAAATAAAACTAAACTGCACAGGAAAGATTAAAGGCAAAAGTAAAAAGTCTTGTGATTATGTTGAAGAAGTCACGTTGGAGGGACTCAACTCTTTTTTCGGATAGCCCTTTCTCACGATTCATTAGAGAATATGATAATGACAAACTTTAATATGATGCAACACCACAAATATTCTTTAACTGAATTGGATAATATGATTCCATGGGAAAGGGGAGTTTATATTGATTTACTTATTAAACATATAGCAGAAGAAAATGAACGAATACAACAAGAGAATAATAAACGAGGATAAAGACTAATGGCATTTTCAGGAACACCATTTATGTTTGACGCACCACAACAACCAAAAGACACTTCGCCCAAAGCAGAACCATTAGCTTTAGAAAAGACTTTACAGGGTATGCGTGATGGACAATCCATAATACAAAGTGATTTTCTTTCTTTAACACACAAGCTTGGTGATAAGGGAGCAATTTACGGAGCTCTTGTAGACATCGCCGATATACTTGATCGCTCTGCAATAGCTCGTCATAGTAATAGTCCTCTTGAAACATCTCTTGCAAAATTACAAGAATCATCTGTTTCATACAATGAGAAAACTATGCGTTGGCATGATGACCAAACTAACTTGATGGTCAAAGGCACTGATCCTCGTGTTGCTGAAGCAATGAAAATCTCAGAAAAACCTCGAACAGTAGAAGCAGAAATTCATTGGGGTGCTACCATAGCTGGTTTTTTAAGTGATATAAAAGATGATACTGCAACACTAATTAAATTACAAAAAAGTACTAGAAAACTTATAGGGCGGGGTTTCTTTGGTAAGAAAAAGGAGAGTGTTGAAGAAGGTATGGAAGGTAATATTACCGACAAAAAAGCTGAGAAAAATGAAACGAAACAAACTGGATTCTTAAAAGGTATCTCTGACCACTTTAATAAACGAAAAGAAGAAAGTGGTATATGGAAATGGTTTAAAGATAATTGGGGTAAGCTTGCTTTAGGTCTGTTTGTTGCTCTTGCTCCAATGAAATGGTTTCCAAAGATATGGGAGTTTCTAAAAGATACAGTATGGCCAATACTAAACGACCTATTCACATGGGGAACAGAAAATCCCATGAAGGCTTTAGGAACTATGTTAATAGCATGGTTTGCAGGTCCAGCAGGTTTAATCACAATAGTAAGTGCCCTAGGGGGAGTTGCTGCTGGACTAGCCAAAGCTGGACTGTCAAAAGTAGGTACAGGAGGTTTAAATCTTTTGCAAAAAGCAACAGCTGGTAGTCATATGACTGCTGCACAAAAAGCTATGTCTGCAAGTCGTGCGGCCAATGCGGCAAAAATGGGACCGAGAGTTGGAAAGTCCATACCAACCAAAGGTATCTTTGGTAGTATTGTAGAAAAGTTTGGTAAAGCTGGTAAATGGATAAAACAACTGGGCTCCAAATTTATAATGCCATTAATCACTACTCCTGCTGGTTGGGCAATCTTAGCAGGACTTGCAATTGGTGGATTAGTTTATGCATACTGGGATGAAATCAAAGCAGGACTTTCCAAAGCATTTGGTTTTCTAACAACAGCTGTTGATAGTTTAAAAGAAAAATTTGCTGCGATGGATATTAAAGGGTGGATGCTTGCTTTAATTAGAAAAATTCCATTCGTAGGTGACAGTATCGCAAGTTGGTTTGAAGGTAAAACTAAAGATGAACCAAAACCAGCAGGGCCTAGTGGTGGAATAACACAAGAAGAAGCAGATACAGCTAAAAAATCTGGTAAGATGGACTATGCTGATTTCTTACAATCAGAAGAATATAAATCAACAGTACGAAAAGATGATGGAACACTCCGAGGTGAAAATACCAAGAAAGCACAAAAAAAATATCAATCTTACTTAAAAGGTGGTGGAACAACTGCACCAACTGATACAGGAACTGGTGGAATCAGACCCGACGCAGTTGCAACTAAAAGATTAGCCCAATATAGAAAAAATCCTAGTCGTTACAAAAGGAAAATGAAAATGGGACTTGAAGGCACTTATGGTGATGCTCTCCGTAGTCAAATGACAGACAAAGAATTGAAAAGATTTGGTGGTGGTGAGGACAAACATAAAGCAGTTAAAGTATCACAAGCAGACATGGGTGGAGTGTCATGGAATAAACTTGGTGGTAGAGATACTATTGAAGATGCAATTCTTACAACATGGAATCAAGCTGGTGTTTCTGCAGCTCCAACTTTTACTAGTGGATTTAGAGATAAAGACCATGCACTATCAAAATCAAATCCACAATCACAACACATCCAAAAAACAGCATTTGATTTACGTTCAAGTGATCTTGGTTCAAATGCTTCGGCTGTCTGGGCAGATATAAGTAATAAATTTGCAGGAATGGGATTGTGGGGTCAATGGGAAAAAGGAAGTGTTAATGAAGGTAAACGAACTGGTGAACATTTCCACTTTCAACTAGCTGCAAAAGGATTTGAAGGAGTTGTTGGTAAAGATGGCCCAAGAGGATTTATTGCCGGAGAAGCAGGACCTGAACTAGTTAAAATACAACCATTACATCCAAGTCAACAAGGAGCTGCATTAACTGCTGGACAACAACAAACTGCAAATTTATCTGGTGGCTCTGCTGGTGGTAATGTTGGAATTAATACTACTAATGTAAATAACACAACTCTTGGTGAATCAACTATGGTAGTTGGTCAACAAAGACCAGTAGGAAATCCTAAGATGGAAAGATTAACAGCATAAAACTGGGGGAGAGCATGAAGCCCTCCCCGAGAGGTTTACTCTTGTTCTGCTAACTTCTTGAAGTAGTCCAAAGTATCATCAGTCTTTTCTGCTAAAACAGCAGGTTCTGTCAAACCAATATCTGAACTCTCCTCAATGTTACCAACAAACTCATCTCCCTTACGGGCAATCACAGTATTGAATCGAGCTTCAAGTTCTGCATAGTTCTTAAAGTTCTTTTCTTCAATGATTTCGTTTAGAGAATACTGCTGACTCCAAACATCTTCCATCTTCTTCTCCTCTTCAGAAAGAGGACACTTATCAGTAAACTCAGATTTGTCATAGTTTGGAAAACCATCTACTTGACGCATCTTGATTTTAAAGTTGGCCCCTTCCCAAAAGTCAAATGGATTAAGTGGAGTTTCATCTGCAAACTCTGGATTCATAGCACCAGTAATCTTCTCAAAGATTTTCTTTCCATATCGAAAAAGAAATACTTTACCTGCATTATCAGGATTCATACTATCCTCAACAATATAGATATTTGAATAGTAGTTCAACTTACGTCTGCGTTCTCTGGCTATGTTCTTATCAGAATCAATACCAGAGTTCCACAAAGCTGTATTTGCTTTCGATACAGGATCGTCCTTACCAAGAGTGGTTAAAGAGTTTTCGATATACCATCCACCGGGACCTTTGAAGCCATGTGTCCAAATACGAACCCACGGGACATCTTCATTTACTGCTGCTGGGAGAAATCGAATTACTGCATATCCGTTACCAGACTTATCACGTTCCAGTTTCCAGATTCGTTCATCTTCATAGGAAGGTTTCTCTGCTAACTTCTCGACTTGTTTGGAAAGAGATTCCAAATTAGCCATGCGGTTCTTTTTCATATCTTTAAAACTTGCCATACTTATTACTCCTTATTACGTTATATTATTGTATTACTTTGTATCATCATATATCTGCTTCCAAGACTTCAGTATGAAATCTTTGCCCACCCAATACCCACAAGTACACCATCCCCTTTCTTATAGTGGAAGCTTTCCAGTCTGTTTCAACATATGAAGCGCTTGTGCTTCAACTTCTATTTTATCTTTAATGGATTGGTTCAACATCTTTGCCATAGCCTCTGGTTCTAGTTCAGAAGTTTCTGCATAATGTAAAACTGCTTCCATATAAGATAACTTTTTATCTTTAACTATCTGTTCAATATTCAAATTTAAATCAATAGTCATCAATTATCACATTCCTCATAATCTGGATTTTTCACCCACATACCATCTTCATCTTGAATAAACATTGGTATTGTATCAGAGATGACTGTTGGTTTATATTTCTCTCCGTTACCAAGAACTTTAATAATCTCACCATCTTTCATTACAGTATCGCCCATTGTGATTTTCATATCTTCTCCTAATAAACAGTTTTTACACTATCGCATAAACCAAGTTTCTTTGCTTCTGTTGCACCCAACCACACATCTTGTGCTGGTAATAAAAATTCTCTAATTTTCTTTTCACTCAAACCAGTACACTTCTTATAATGACTAATCATTCGTTTAGTAGTCAATTCATATTCTTTAACTGTGGCCAATAGTTCGTGTTCTTTACCATAAGTCCCCCAAGAGTATTGATGAGAGAGTATAGAAGTATTTGGTGTTAAGACTCTGTATCCTTTCTCACCAGCCATGAATATTGCTATAGCAGCTGATGCTACACAACCAAGTCCAACTGTATGAACTGGAATTGCACTTCCCTTCATAGTATCTATAACAGCAAAGGCTGCTTGTAAATCACCACCTCCAGAATTAATAATCAACTGTAAATACTTTGGATATGGTTTTGCTATATTTTTTGATATAATAAATTGAATAACATCTTTACAAGTACTATCAGATATTTCATCCATCAGAAGGAATATACCACATTCTTCGACTGACGGCTGCGCGTCTACTTTCTTTTCCTTTGACATTCAGCTTTCTCCCTGTTTGAATTACCATCAATCGTTTAAATAATCTTTCCAAAAAATATGATCTCCAAGTTGCAATACTTTAATCATCTTGTTATTCCAATATGGATTAACATCTATTCTATGATAAAACTTTGCACCATTAAGAAAATCTTTCATGTCCCATGTTTTACCAAAGTGTTTAATATGAACACCCGGTCTTTTTAACATAGCTCTTGCAATAGTCTTGGATACTTTCCATGCTATTCTATCTCTTGGTGTATCTGATAGTCCATCACAATACCAAGAGAACTGACACATATGTTTTTTTATCTTACCATTACTATATCGTCTTGCTTGATGAATAACTTTACATATACTATTGGGGAACCTTCTACTCTCTACACGATTTATCGTAACAAGTGCGACCGCAATTTGTCCCTTAGTCGTTTGATCTCTAGCTTCAAAATAAATATTTTGAGCCAGACACTTAACTTCATCTTGATAGTCATAAGATGTTGGTTCATAAGTTACCCTCTTAAATGCACTACAAGATACCAAAATAATACATAACAAAATAAGTTTCTTCATATCAATTCACCAAATAATAAATTATACCCCCAACAATATAAATTATTGTTGGAGCCAATATAAACTCAAGCATATCACCAAAAATATATAAGTCCCCAAATTATTCCACCCACTAATACTAAATCTGCTATTATTGACCATGTAATATATAACCTAAATAGTAATTTAGAATGTTTACTATTCTTTATTCGTAGGAGGAGGTTCCGCATTTTCTTCCCCCTCTATTCCATTACCAGCTACATTTAATAAAAATTCTCTTTCCATATCAGTTATCTTTTTCTTTAATGGTTGATAGATTTTGTTAAACTTTAATCTCTCACCAAAAGTTATTCGTATACCTTTGTCTTTAACTTTCTTTTCTATCATAGCTAGTTTAGATTTCATCTTAACTAATGATACTGATCCTTCTATTAATTGTTCTTTAGTCCATTGTGTCATAGTATTTATAATGAAAAAAGTGAAGGGGCCGAAGCCCCGACACAATCAGATCCTATCCCCAAAACTTAGAAAGTTTCTTCCGGATAGAATAAACAGTCTTTGCACCACCGACAATATCTGCGTTCTTAAACGCAGTTTCACCAGTAGCAGGGCTAGTATAAATCTTAACCCATCGAGGCAAATCTGTTAGCTCGCATTCAGCTCGAGTCATCTTGCGAGCGTTCTTTCGACCAACTTTTGGTTGGCCATGTTTTACTGTCATACCCATACTTACATCTCCTTTAAAGGATTACAAAAACATGATGAAAATACTATACTCATTCATCATAACAACACAACCATTATACCATAATGGTGTTCGATATACAAGGAAGAAGTTATGGTGTTATCCATATACTATAAACTAACCACGGCAACATAACTACTGCTAGTATAATACCAAAATCAAATAATCTCATAGCTTTCCTCTTATTTAAATTTGTGATTGACCCACTTATAAAATACATACAGTCCCATCAAAAGTATGATATAAATGATCCCATCAAACCACGGGATTTCATTTAGAAAATCTGCTGTATCACCTGACAATTCACCTATCATAACTTCTCCTTTTAAAACAAGCGGGGACGGAGAATCGAACTCCGATCTTCAGATTGGAAATCTGTAATAATACCATTATACTATACCCGCAAATAAATTAGGTGAGGGTTTCTGTTGACAAGTACCCTCGGACTCCGCTACTTAGTCAAAGACTATGCAGCAAGCGCGTACGAATAATCGTTAGCGTTTATAGTTTGAATGATTGTTAACGAAGCCATCATTCTTCTCCGTGCTGTCTTACATACTTCCCCATCCAATCGAAACCATATTCGCCCCCATGATTGTTGAATTTGGTGGAGGCGGGGGGAATCGAACCCCCGTCTTAAATGTTTCCATATATAAGATTATACAGCAATTCTTTTTTCTATCATATCTGTCACTTCATTACACATGTCCTCAATACTACCATTATTATGAATAGTTAAGTCAATATTGTCTGATCTTAAACCACCCTCACTTGAATGTCTATTCTCAATAATGTCTTGTTGTTCTCTGACTATATTTATAATAACTCCACCTCTATTGCGTATGAAGATAGCTTCGTTGTCAAATCGTACATCAGTAATCACAACTGTTCTCCCAGGAACACTTTTAATAAATATCTCAGCATTCTTAATCCAGATAGCAGGGTCTATACCACGACCCACTTCTGTTCCAAGTAACTGCCAAATCTTTCTTGGTGATATTCCCCAAGGCTCTATAGGAACTTCTTTGTTTGCAATCTGGTCATCAGTCAATGCGAACATAATCTTTGCTCCCTCTTTAAGAGGCTTGGCAAAATAATAATGCACACAACGATATTCATCACACAAGTATTTACCAAGTGTATCTTTACCTACACCAGCTTTACCAGCGATACCAATCAACATCGGACCTCCAGTTTTCACATTTGTTAAACCAAAGATAGGGAACATTATTTACTCACTCCTTTCCAATGATCTGGGCCTCGTTTAATCTCAAACTTCCAATTATGTTTAGAGGGCAATCCTGTTTCTTTATCAACAACAGGAGTATAGCTCTCTAGTTTATTCCGATACACTTTTGCATCAGACTTTTTCTCAAAATATTCTTTTCCAACTTTAAACAAGCGTTTCAT